ACCACGCACAAACACCATTGACCGTGCCCAACGTCACGTACACCTGAATGTTGCGGGAGCCGGCGTGATCGGGGCACGTCGTCGCGGTCTCATACAGGTCGAGATACCACTCGCACTTGCTCAACTTGGGCACGCTTACCGGGCTTGTCGGTTGCGGGCAGTTCCACCCTGGCTGACACCCGCTGTCATGCACCAGGTTGGCCCAATCTGCCGCGTCAATCTCCACGCTCAGTGCGGCCGGGCTGTCCGCGTCGGCGAGATACTTGCAGTCGCATTGCGCGGGAGGGCAACAGCATGTAGACAACATGTGGTTGCGAGACAATAGAAGATGGTTTCTGGACCTGAGCATTACGACGGATCCGGGCATGCGGAAAGTTGCATCACGATGTCGTCGCCATTTTCGATCTTACCGATGAAGTGAATCGTCTTGGTCGGGATGTGCAAATAATCGACGTTATCCACCGTCACGATGGTCGGATTGCCGGACATCACGGTCAGCGTCTGACAATCGTATCCCGAAGGAAACGTGAGTTGCTTGGCGCATCCCACGTCTTGCCATGACACGCAGGGCATGTTCGATGTCAGGTTGGCATGAAGATAGTACCCGGTCAATCCAGCTACGGGGCCGTAGTCGATGCCCGGCCCTAGCATCAGGGGTTGGCTGGATGACGCCCCGAGTCCCCCAATAACATTCCCTGCACCGCACCCAGTCTGCAAGGTGAACCCGGTCCAATCAATCTTGTAGCCCTTGGTGCAATCGTAGCGGTCGATCTGGGTGACAGTCGTGGCATTGCCGGCGTGGAGGTTCAGGTCAAACTTCAACACCCCGCCGCCAGCGTCGGTCCAAGTGAACCATCCACCGTCATCGTACAGGATCTTCGCGGTGTAGTGGTTCCCATTCTCCGTGGTGTGCGTGCAGGGCCAGACGGTGAAGCCTTTCCAGCCGACAAGTGCCTTGCCTTGGCAGGTTGTGCCGTGGGCAGTATCTGACCCGGTGGTGAAGTCGCTGTCGTGGAACAGCAGGAACCCCGTGTCCTCCGTGGTGATGGTGTCGTCCCCTGAATAGGGGTGGGTACCGACCTTCAACTCCGGCATGGTGTTGACGATCTGACCCTCCATGTTCCCATCGCCATCAACCCGCACGAACTGCCAGCGGATGATATCGTTGTCGAGAATGACCCCGGCCAGACCGGCCTTGCTGCTGCTGTCACCCTCTACGCTCTTCATCCACACCTTGACGATTCGGTCGCTGATCAGGGTACCATCCTGCTTGCAGGGCTTGATGCTCACGTAGTTGTAGCAGGTGTCATGTGACTGGACCTTGCCCCACATGATGGAATCTGCGATGTCACCATAGGGGTCGCGGACTGCGACACCCACGCGGGTATCGGCCCTCCACTTGTTCACCTGGCGGATGGTGTCAGCAATGACCTTAATGGACTTGACGTCGAAATTGAAGGTGTCATCGGACATGGTTCCCCTTACGTGCAGGTGACGGTACTCTGGCCGGCGAACAAGGCGGAGAAGTTGGTTTCGCTCTGGAGGTAGAAGGCCAGCCACACCGGGGTCGCGGTTGCTGACTTGTGGCCATTGCCATCCAGGAAAAACCCGCCATTAACCGGCCGGCCAATATCATCGTCCCTGATGGGGGTGAGTTTGCCGTTTATCAGTTCGTTGTAGCCGCTGTCCAGAACCTGTACCGCCCAGCCAATCTCGCCGCCCTGGTTCGGGGCAGAGAACTTCTTCTGGCTCAGCTTCTCAAATGTGTACGAGCACACCTGGCAGTCGATGCCCTGCTCAATTCTGTAGGCCATCGTGTATGCCTTGAATAACAATGTTCCCCGTGGGCAGGCGATGGTCCTGCCCTTGTAGGTCAGGGTACATGCAGCCGAATTCACCTTTCCAATCGCACCATCAATGGCGGTTGCCAGGGTGTTGTTGGGGAAGTCGGTGTAAAATGACATGTTGAAGACGCGGGTATAGAAGGTCTTCGATGGCGTGTTGGTGAATGCCTGTTTGGCACTGTTGACTATGGCAGCCCCAGTCAGCGCGTCACACTGGGCAGGCTCCTGGTATTCGCCCGGCCCCTCGTTCCATTCGACATTCCAGACGACATCGGTTCCTTCAGGCTTTTTCTCCTTGCCGATAGCGACGACCGTGTCCCACCTGACGGTTACATTCCAGATGTTGGCGTTCTGCGTTTGAACTGGAGCGACAGACCTGCAGAACATCACACCGCTTGGGTGGATCGATCCGACGACGGGAATGGATACGGTGACACCACCAGTGGTAATGGATGCAGTTGCCACCATGTACGGTGTCACCTTGCATGAATCGTACTTGGCCTGGTAGATCCACGTCTCAGTGCAGCCAGTCGTGGTAACCTCACCTGTCTGTGTCGCCAGTTTTATGAGTGAGAGCAGTGACATTAGATCCCCAATTCTGACAGTGACACCGACTTTGCCCCGTCATTCATCTTCTGGAGTATGGCGTCAGCCGCAGTCGCCATTTTGGATTGCAGGTCCGTCTGCTGTTTGGCATAGTCCTCTTTGATCGTGGTGACCGTGGGAACGAACGATGAGAACATGCGGGCCGTGGCATCAGGGAGTTTGGCGAGTTCAGCCCTGGGCATTGCCGCCTTGAGCTTTTCCATGGCTTCGGCCTTGCCACGGGCCATGAACTCAGGATTGAGCCCACTTGACAGGAGTTCGTTCATCGTGTCCTTGAAGACCTCGAATGGGTTGCGGAGCGAATCATGGAGCTTCTTCCTCCGCTCATTGTCGCCGTCTTCGATTTCAGCAAGCGTCTCGTCAAACGTCTTGTTGAATTCGTTTAGGTCATCAAAGAACTTGTTATAGGTTTCATCGAATGCTTCATTTTTCCTGGCCTTGAACTCCTGATCGCTCTCGTACTTCCTGGCTGCAGCATCACTCTGGTCACGCCCCGCTCGAAACAGGTCCGCCAACACGACGGGGTCAAGGTAGTCGGGTTTGGCCGTTGCGTTGATATCCGCGTCGAGTTTGGCTATGTCGATGTGCGCTCTAGCGATATTGTCCTTCAACGATGTGAACTCGGGGTTCACTACCCACTTGGGAGTCCAATGGAGCACCTCCCAGCCCGTTCTGCCTTTGAGACCCAGGCTCCCCTTGTCGAACCCTTCGGGGGTAGTTGCCAACTTTGTGTTCCAGGCGTCACGTTGAGCGGCCAAGGCATCTCGCTTTGCCCTTAGTTCGTCCCTCCCCTTTTGCAGGGACTCATCTCGTCTTTCGGCGTCAAGCGCAGCCTTGTCTTCTGGGTCCATATCGTCCGACCGGGCTTCGCGGACATGATCCCGTTTGAACTCTTCCCAGGCTTTTTTGGCTTCAGCGATGCCCTTAATGAACTTGGTGAGTTCCTCGGCATGCGTGACAGAGGCGAGTGTCGCATTGATGAACTCTTGTTCACCAGTGATCATTTCCCTGATGTTGGCACCGGCAGACACGAAGCCGCCGATGACGGGTATTGACCTGCCAATCTCCATTACGAACTCGCCGACCGATACACTTCCTGACTGGAACTGCTTCTGCATTTCGAGCATCTTCGCTGTGGTCTTCTCCAGTGCCGAGGCGACTGCGGTAATGCCCAGCACAGCACCGCCACCCTGGAGCATCCTCATGGTTTCATCAAGCTCCGAGCCTCTGCCTGCCCCTTGTTTCATCGCACCGAAGAGCCCATGTTTGTTCCTGTCGGCAAAGGCTTTGATCTTGGCATCTCCCGCCTTGAGTTCTTTGGACAGGGTAACATCCTGACCTTCAAGCGAGACGACTGCTGATCCTATTTGTGCCATGGTTATCCCAATTTCTCAGCTTCGGTTCGTGCTTCGCGTTCCTGTCGTTCAATTCTGTCGTCTTGAGTCTCCCAGGGATCGTGGTACGCTTCTTCCCACCTCGCTCCCTGGGCACATAGCAGTTGGGCAGTGACAAAACACTCGCGGGACGGGCCATCACCGATGATCTTGAAGCGTTCGTACCATTCCAGTAGTTCAGACAAATCCATCGTCGCCAGCAGTTCGCGCTTCGTACGACCTAGCTTTTCGGCGAGGTCGCAGAGGAATCTGTCCCACTGGCTTCTGACTTTTTTGATGTTTCGGCTTGATCCTCCGTGCCCAGGTTGTGGAGTTTCATCGCCTCCTTGCGAAGCCGAAGAATAACCGTACACGACTTGGCGGAGAGAATCCCCACCTGATGGTTGGCGATGATTCGCTTGCCCGATTCATCGACCATGCAGCGAATCAGGAACTCTTCGTTTGATCGCTCCGGGAACTTCTCGCTTATACCAACCCACTCACTGTACTCGGCGGCAGTGAGCCGTTGGATAAATACGTCCCCGCCCCACTCGGGTACGGGGACGCGAATAGGAGCATTGTCAGCCGCCGACTCAATGTCAGTCAATAGAAGAATCTTTGACATGTGTCTTCCTGTCTGGTGATGTGGCGATGCACACCATACACGTCATACGCCCATTACGTGCCAGGTGTGAAGACCACGCTGCTGGCATTGTCGGGAACGACTGAAAACGAGTACTCCATTGTTTTGTTGGTGTTCTCGACCGGCTCGGGGCCAATGTCGGTTACCCAACCGGTGAGGGCCAGTGTCGCCCCGTCAGGATAGGTGACGGTCCACGGCTTGGAAACACCATCGGCAAGGGCCACGACAGTGGCGTAGATGGTCTTGTCGTAGTCCGCCTGGACGGTGAGATTGCCCGAAACCGACTTCAGGCCACTGATTTTTTCCTCAGCGGTGGAATCGAGATTGGTTGAAGGGACTTCAGGATAACTCACCTTGGGAACGCCAAGTACCTTACATTTAGTGATCTTGGTGGTTCCCTGCTTGAGTGTTGAGCCTTTGCCGAGAATGGACATGATGAACCCCTTTGGTTATTGGTGGTTATGGTCTGTATGCGATGTCGCAGTCAAAGCTGCGAACGTAGTACGTGGTATCGTCGTCATCCACTGACACGTCTTCGATGCTCCCGCCAGTGACGATGACATTGAGAATGGTGGTGCCGCCCCAGTTATCAGCCTCGTTACCCAGGGCGGCTTTAACCAGGTCACCGAGCGTGTCGGTGGTATCGTAGTTCTGGGAAATGCAGGCGACTGAGACCTGTTGCGTGGCCAGGTCAGATGGCCCGTCCAGCGTGACTTCCTGATCGCCGTCGTTCACCTTGAAGACGACCTGGGGGAGTGACGACCTCGCGGATGACGTATGGGGATACACTCGATCGCCAACAATGGCGATGATGGCTGTGTCAGTTGACAGAAGTTGATAGATTGCAGATCCGATCATATTACGACCCGTAAGACCTCTTGTAGGCTTTCTTCGATTCCTTGGCGATCAGTTGCGACAGGCGGTTGATGATGGTGGTGACGACCGCCTCGGCGTTGTGCTTGAAACACTTCTCAAACCAGTGCTTGCCCGGAACTTCGTGACCTGGCGACCCGTCCTTCGGCCTGGTCTTGTGGCCGAACTCAACGAAGGCCATGTAGAACTTGTCGTCGTTGCCGGACCCCTTGATGCCCGCCACCTTGGCAAGGGAGCCGCCGAAAGCCTTGGGGCTCTTGAACGTGGCATTTACCCACTTTTTGCTTATGGCAACCACGTACCTGTAGATGCCCTTCCAACCCCGTGGCTTCTTGCCGAGTTTCAGCTTGATCGACTCGGCGGTCAAACCACCCTTCTTCGGTGCTGCCATGACGGCACTGTTGAGCATTTGCCTTCCGCCGGCCCTCAGAGCGTCCTTTAGCCACTTGATCCGCAGGTCATCCCCGAACTGCTTCAGGTTACCCAGCGTTTCCTTGATGCCAACGACGTCCATTATGGCACCTTGCGAGTAACCGAGCAGTAGATGATGTACCGCTCATGCTGTTCGTTCTCATCTACAACCCCGTGGATACTGAACACCCTGCCATCACTGTGGACCAACCGCATGGTGGGATCGACCGTGATCCCGTACCTGGTGAAGATCCGATAGTCGCACTGGTCGCTGAAGGTCTGGGCGAGCACGATCGTGCGAACAGTGAGAGGCTCTATGGAACACCAGATGTTGCGTTCGGTCTTCCAGGTCACAATCTCCTGGCCAGCGGTCCCACGGGCAATGACCTTGGATTGCAGTGTGAGCCGATATTTGAGCTTCCGGCTGTCTGTCACTTGCCATCCCTCACCTTCGCGATGAGGTTGAGGTAGGCATCCCTCAGATCTTCCCGGGCATCATGCTGGATTGCGACATAGACGTACACGAACCGTTTATCGAGTGGGGTCATGAGGACCTGGGTGGACGGATCGGTGACCGTGCCCACCATGGTTCTGGCCTTGAACTGCTGAAGGACAAAAATGGCTTCGTCAATGAGGTCCAGGAGGCGGGGATCATCGTGATTCCCGTCGATTCGCAGTTCAGCTTTGACCCTTTCAAGCGAGATCATCACTGCCCCCTGGTGCTAACTGACAGTTCCGAAAAGCCCTGCCGAGGCGGTTAGGCCCCGGCAGGGGGAGATACTGGGAACCGGTCGGTTAGGCCTTGTAGCTGTAGCCGACGACGGCACTGGCATCGCGGACGGCGACGGCCAGACGAGGCTGAATCTCATACTGCCGGCCGGCACTGACTTCGAGGGTGAAGACGCGGACAGGGGTCTTCATGCCGATGCCGATGGCCTTGGTGACATTGGTGATGATCGTCATGCGGGCGGGAACATTCGTATCGATCACGATGTTCTCGGGCGTGAGGCTGATGGCATCGCACTGGGCCTTGGCTTCCCAGGTGATCAGGGCAAGCAGCTTGGCAGCACCGATTGCGTTCGTGAAGTACTTAATGCCCGGGGCGAGACGGTGACGATCGGGCAGGCCCATGAACTTGGCGGTGACGGCAGCCAGGGTGACTTCGCCAGAAGTGCTAGTCAGGTCGCCGGTGTAGGTGCCGGAACTGACCAGGGCCGCGACGGCGTCGGCGTCGAAGGCGACAGTGCTCTTCGACATGCCGAGCGAGGTGATGTCACCGCTGATGTCATAAGCAAGATCGTCCAACATCTCCTGCGAGACGGTGACTGCCTGCGAGCTGTACGTGGAGAACGGGAAGGGCTGCAGGACGAGCGAGCTGCTGGTGTCGGCGGTGCCAGCGTTACCCTCGGTCTTCTTGTAGCCAGCCCCGCCGGGGGTCAGGACGTACAGGTTGAAAGCGTTTCCGGTGGTTTGGGTCTTGATGTTACCGTGATTCCGCCAGATGGGGCTCTCGGTCTCAAAAACCTTGACCACTTCCTGCACGAACGCCTGAGGGCCGACCTCGCTGCCGCCACGGGTCAGGCTGCGGAAGTAGGTGTTCGAGTCCATGTCGGCCGGGTTCTTGGTGAGCTGCGAGGCGATCACAGAACGCTTCTGGGTCTCGACATTGGCCTTGTCGGCCGCGATGGCGGTTTCCAGGGCGGCGATTTCGGTCTTGATCACGCCCAGACGGCTGTCCTCAGCAGCGGTCATGGACCGCTTCTCGGTGGCGACGAGGTTGAGGATCGTGGCGGCTTCGGTCTTGAGTTGTTCGATGGTCATGGTGTTTTCGCTTTCTTTGAGTTATCTGTGCTGTTCAGCCATTCGGTGTGCCTTCGCACCAACCCACCGACGTGAGTTGCGATTCCTTAAGGTTTGAACGTGTTGGTCAGTTCATTTACGTAATTCCAGAATTTCGTGCGAGCAGCGAGGTGAATCTTGTCCACCTCACTGGCGATGACATCCAATTCCACCTTGTCGATGCTCCGCATCATGATTTGTGACCCAACAAACATGGGGTCCTTGGTGACTGCGAAGCCAACCAGGTTGGCACGGGAGAAGGTGCGGATGTAATCACCGCTTGGGGTCGTACTGTAAGATGGTTCCATCCCCGGAGGTGCCTGAAACTCGATTGAGAGCCCAGTCACCAGATTCCCCTTTACTCGCTTGGCTAGGTCCTGGGAGACAGTGTCATCCAGCCACGTCATGGTCATGTAGACACCATCAGACTTGGCCTCAAGGACAATGTTGTTGCCCGTGGCCCCCAGGGTGAGCATCGATGAGTCACCTTCATGGTCGATGTTGGCCTTGATAACTTGGCCAGCATTAATTGCGGCCACGCTGTCGGTGAAGGCACCAAAAGCAAACCGCTCATAGACCTTGCGGCCATTGGGCAGGTTGATAGGTTTAGACAACTCACCATAGTGGATCAGACATCCACCTACGGTGGTGTCGGACCAAACAAGTTCGTCGCCCATCAATTTCATGGTGCCCCCACATTAGATATTACGCCGCAGCCGGCACATGCCGCACCAGGTAGCACTCCGTGTCAACCTCATTGAGCGGCGGGTGCCTCATCTTCCCTGACCAGCAGTGCCCAATGGGGTTGATTTGACCCTCCATGTCACCGCCAACCCAACGGCACTGGCACGTAGCACCGTGAGCGATGGTCATTGCCTCCAGATTGACCGCGTTGACCATGCGGGACATTTCATAGTTGCGACTGAACCTGGGGTTATCAGCCATTCTCTCAGCGGCAAACCCGATGTAGGCCGCCCGGAAGGTTTCCAGCTTGGCCGGGTCAATGGAATACATGTTTGCGACCTTGTTGGTCACGGCCTGCGAGATGGAACACAGGTCGGTGGCAGGGTCACCCAGCACGGCTTCATCAAAGATGTTTTGAAGTTGCTCTTCGGGCGAGAGGATCGGGGTAGCCGGGCCTGGATCTGGGTTGGCCGGCTCGGCGACGGGGTCGGTGGGTGTCGCCGGGCTGTCATCGTCGGTGGGATCAGCGACAGGATCGGCGACGGGATCGGGGGCAGGATCAGGGGCAGGAGCAGGAGCTTGGGGTGTCTCCAGAGCCTTGATTTGTGCGGCCACCAGCAGGTTGTTGAGCCGCAGGCCCTCAAGTTTTAAGGCTTCAGCCTGCTCGGTGTACGCGGCAGATTGTACATTGACGGGAACCTGCCGGAAGTTACCACCATCGACAGTCTGAAGGTTCAATCGCTCGCGAGCCTCATTGATGGAGGTGACACCGTTTTTGAGCTGCGTGTCCATCGTGGTGGCCATGGTCGCGGAGTCAATCTGAATGATCTTCTCGCGGTTGAATTCCACGTATAGGAACTCACGTTCGATCCCGCTGAATAGCTTCGCATTCAGCTCACGCTCAATCTGGCACAGGTTGGGGTTGAGGGAGGACTGGAGATAGTCGCGGTTGGCAGTCTCAGATGATGCGTACTTGTACGCCTCGACCACGCCCAGTTTCCACAACGGCAGGTTAATGATCTTGGCCGTGTCCCTCGTGCAATCCAGCTTTTGTTCGGCCAGCATCATTTCCTGTGGCGTCAGGTTGAGCGATTGGAACTTTGTACCCAGATCCAGGAAGGACATCTTCATGTCGTTGCCGATGATCTCGGGCGACTTACGGGCGAGTCGGAACATCTTTTTGAACCACGTGATGTTCTCTTTCTTCTTCTCAACAGTGACCTCCTGGTCGGAGGTGAGGTAGCCCGCGACGACACCGCCCCGGTTGTAGATATTTGAGATATAGGTGATGGTGTCAGAGTGGAGCCCAAGCACGGACTTGAAGCGGTCGCGGAGTGGGATGACATTGCCATGTTCGTCCTGGCTCTGCCACAGGTGGAGAACCTGTCCGTAGGAGTAATCATCCTTGATGTGGAGGGTTCTGGGGTCAAGACCTTGAGCCTTGCATTCATCGTCGGTGAGCAGCACGGCATAGCGGACAGTGCCGTCCATGGCGGTATACCTGATCGTGTAGCCGAATGGCAACATCTTGAGTTGACCATCGGGGCAGATCAGGATGAAACACTCTCCAATGACCATCTGCATGCAGGCAGTCCGCCAGAAGGAATACCCGTTCTGTCCGTCGTTGGGCTGAGTGAACAGACGCCAGGCCAGTTGGGTTTCCTGCCTGACTCGGCCACCCAGTGTCTTTGCGTAGACATTGAGGGGTATCTGGGCCAGGTCGTTGCACTTGATGTCAAGGGCTTGACTGAATGCCGGGAGTGCGAGCAGGTCCAGGCGGATGTCGCTATCCCAGTCGCCCTCCAGATTGCGGGCGACCTTGAACCTTATGCCGTTGATCGTGAATTCGGTTTTCATATTGTGCCCCTATGCAGTGACGATGGTTCCTCTGTTGCGGTTGGCGATCAACCGCACTTCCTCTGATCGCAGGATGGCGAGTGCGTTGATGGTTGCGTCGATGTTGTCGATGTGGCCCCGACCACCCTGACCCTTGGTGTTCGACCCCTGTTTGACGATCTTCTTACAGTCCTTGGCGGTGGTGTAGATGCAGGCACATGTGAGCTGCCAGTCCATGAGACTGTTGGCAGTGTGAATGATTCTCTGCTGCTTCACCCGGTCGGCATAATCGGTGATGATGGGGCTGAGCAGGGTGTTGTTGTTCTGGGCGATGTGGCTGACCTTGTGACCGTTGGCGGCCAGGGTCTCACAGATGTACTGGGCGGCGTAGGGATCGACGCCGACACCGACGATCTTCTTTCCCGCCAGCTTTTCGAGAAGCCACTTGCCGAGCCACTCATCGGCAACGGCGTCAGCGGGAATGACGGTGAGTTCACCACGATCGATGAACTGCTGATAGTCGATGTCATCCCTGTTGGACATCGCCTCAAGGCGATCTTCAATGGCGAAGGTGTAGTGCTCTTCGGCCGTGATTCCATCGGCAAGGTTGATGAGCAGGGTGACGGCGATCAGATCCCAGGCCCCGCCCGACTTGTCGATGCCCACAAAGGTTGGGCGGCCGGCAGTGTCAATCGTCTCCCGCAGGCAGGTCTGGTACAGTTCATCGCTGATGTAGCACTCACCATCGGTGGGAGTCCACACCCCCAACCTGAACCGCTTCCACGCTCGGTCATTGCGGGCCATGCGGGCGGGTTGGATGTCCCGCCGGGCCTCTTCCAAACGGGCCGGGTCCTCACGAAGGACCGGGTTGGCGGCGATGAGCGAGTCGATGGAATAGATCTGATCCAGCGTGTCCAGGGCACCGGTGAACTCATGGATGATGGGCAGAATGCTGACGTCGATGATTTCTCCCGACAACACCTTCTTCGCGTAGTCATATCTCTGCCAGGAGCGGTGGTTCTTGTCGCCGGTGCCAGCGGTAGAGATGATTATTTCAGTGGCACCGGGGATGTTGTTCAGGCAACCTCGCGTGATGTCATACAGGGAGTTGCTCATCAGGTGGAGTTCATCGACGATGAGCAGGTTGCCGACGTTGCCGTCGTTTTCGCTGTCGGCCAGGGCAACGTACTTGACATCGGTAATTGAGGTGAAGATTTCGCGGCGGGCGGGAGTGGCGTAAGTACGTATGGGGGCATCGGCCTTGCCCTTGCTAACATGCTTTTTGAGGGTGGGCGAGGCCTTGAAAAGTTTGATCGCGACGTCCAGGACCAGCCGGGCAGCTTTGCTGTTGTACGAAACGGAATAGATGTTGGATGACCTCAGCTCAAATAACTTGAAAATTACGATGATGGAAATCAAAAACGACTTTCCGTTCTTCTTGGGGATCCAGACTGACAGCGTCTGATATCGATAACTTCCATCCGCCTTCCGCCAACCGAAGTAGTTTCGGAGAAGGTTCTCTTGCCACTGGTAAAGCCTGACGTCGAGGTTGGCGTGGATCCATGCCAGGGCAGCATCGGATTTCGCCTGATCGTAGTAGTAGCCGGCCGCAACGGCGGCCTGGTCTGAGGCGGTGATGATGGACCCGGGTGTGTTCATGATTCGGGGAGGGCGACGTCGAATGATGCTTGCTGCTTTCGGGCGGATCTGACGGTGAGACCGAGCTGGACCGACAACTGAATCACTCCCTTCTGGGTGGTTGCGACCATGTTCACCAAATTGTACTTTTCGCGGTATGTCATCATCGTGGTGTCAACCATCTGCAGGGCGGTGAGGCTGGCCATGGCGTTGGAGTACATTTGGATGAGGCGGTCATACCTGGACACCTCGTCGGGAGTGAACAGCTTGACGGTTGCACGGTAGATGGCACGGGCATCGTCGCCATTCAGGAACTTTGGTTTTGCCACGATACCCCTCCCCCTAACATCTGGTCCATACTCAGGGAACTCTTTGCATGATCAATTGACCGTAAAGGTGCGTTTTTATACCCCTAAGGGCGATTTCATAATTCGACAATGCCGGGGACGCCGGTTCCCTTCGACCACCCCGCCAACATTTGCCTACCCATACCCCTGCCATTTTGGCGGCCGATGCTCCGGTGCCGCCGTCACACCTGTTACCTCACCTCTCCTGGCGACATCTGTGAGTGTCATCGACAGGAACCTCTGATACCTGGACGGGTAGTTGCATGACTGGTTCCGTCTGGGTGGATGTCACTGGGGGAGTTGTGAATGAGTGGGTCAGGTGACCGGCGAAGGTCGCCACCGCGAATGCGATCGTGGCGATGATGCAGAGCAACCCGACGTGTGCCGTGTGTCGTTTCATTTTTGATCCCTTCTAAGTTCTGTCAATGCGTTAATGATTTTTTCATCTCGGTCAGACATCCGCTGGTGGAGCGAGTCGATCGTCTCGCGAAACGTCTTGCGGTTTGATTCCGACTCGCTCTGGAAAATGGAGGACAGCGCCGGTATGGTTCGCGTCAACAGGAACCAGAGGACGGCCGTGCATACGCCGAACGATCCCATCGACGCAATCCATTTGATCAGTTCAGGTTCCATTGATTACCCTTCGCACTCTGGCGGTGAAACAACGAACGAACAGACGGGCGGCCCCCCAGGCCAGTTCCCAACCCGTGATCCCGATGATGACGCCCAGGGTGATGGTCATTGCATTTCTCCTGCCACGTACTTGCGGTTCCGCTGCTCCTCTACTGGTAGTTCCTCTATCAGTGCATGGCATCTACGGCATAGACACATTAGGTTATCCGGTTCGGTGGCCCCGCCCGCCGCCACCCCGACGATGTGGTGACACTCACTCATGGGTGTCGTCTCATTATTGATCAGGCAAAGTTCACACAGGGGGTGGGTCGCTCGATACCCCTCGATGATCTTGCGGTGGATAGTGTTGTTCCGATGCCGCCGGATGAATATTCCACTATCCGCCGTCAGGTCTGTTCCTGTGACCCTCAGTTTGTGGTTGTGGATGATCATGGTGGACTACGCCTCCGTGTCCGCCGCGACACCCAGGAACGATGAGTGGAGCGTGACGGTGTGCAGGTTGGCAAGCGTGGCCACGATCGTCAGTCTATATGACTCACTTCCTGATGCCAGTCCGGCGGTGAAGGTTGATGTCAGTTCGATGGTTACGGTACTCGCATCCGCCACGGTCATCGGTAGGGTTGTCGGGGGGCCCCCGAATATCGGTGTGACGACGAAGTTGACACTTGCCCCGATCAATGAAGGCCAGGAGGTGTTGATGAACACCAGTTGACGGCCATCGGCGGCCAGGTAATCATCGCCCCGGATCAGTTCCACATCCCCAGTCTGGGTGACCGGGCTCACCACCGTAACTGGGGTAGTGGCCAGCCGGGATAGAAGTGCGACACGGGTAGGTGTCAGGCCCTGGGCGGTGAGTGCGGCACCAATGTCCTGAGTGGTGACAGCGTTGATTTCCTCGGCCGCCAGTACCACAGTCGGAGCGGCATTGTCGAACCATTCAATGGCCCCGGCGAATGAGGGGTCAACAGAGATGGTGGCGATCCAAATGCCACTCCCCAGATGGCTGGGGGTGTGGTCGGTTCCCACCGTGGTCAATGCGGTATCCACAAGCCTGGCCCGAATGGCGTAGCTTGATGTATACCTACTACCGAGGTTGGCCGTCAGTGTTCGGTTGATCATTGGCAGCCTCGTATGTGACAAGTGCCTGTATCGCAGTCTCCATTGCGGAGAACGCAGCGAGAAGTTCCGGTACGACCGCACCCTTGGCCAGGACGTCGGCAACCGGCACGTCCCGGGTGATGAGATTGCCAAGTTCATCAGTCGCAAATACCTTGTTGTCGTCGGTGTCGGTGAGGTAGTACGCCAGCCTCACCATCGCCTGCCACTTCTTCAGGGGCGGGGTGTAGGCGATGCTGATGGATATGGCCATCATCGAGTCGAATATTTGGGCCTGCGTTGCCGGTTTCACGATTGTCTGATTAGCAATCATATGTAGTCCTCGTGGTTTACGTTCCAACAAAAACTTGTCTGGTGTTGGGGTCCATCCATAGTTGGCATGTTCCATCTGCAGGATCTGAGCTGGGCAGGCCAGCAAGTTTCACGGGTCCATTGGCGGAGATGGCCTCGGTGGTCGTGCCCAGATGGGCGGAATAGCCGCTGCTCCCGCAATAGAACTGGCCGGCGATCACCGTGTTCGACAACGTCGCATTCGTGTTGCCGAGAGTCACGGAGAGCGTTCCACTGATGCCAGCAAATTTACCGGATGGGGCGATGGTCAGGTTGCCAAGCGCGTCAACGGCCATGTCCGTGTAGTTGGTTGCCGAGCCGTAACTGGCGTTGTTGCTTAATCGTAGACAGGTGCCAATGGCAGAATTGACCTCTAGCGACCTGGACGGGGCGGTGGTTCCGATGCCCACGGTGCCCTCAATTATCATGTTGTTGGTTCCGGGGTCGAGGGCGTAATAATCGTGCCCAAACGAGAATCCACCGGTCGCCGATGTCCCCCACCGGTATGAATTGCTGGTCACGAAATAGAACGGATGGGCTGAAATAGTGCCCATATATGGCGAGGAACCCCACCCTGACCAGGCCGTCCAGGTTGAACCGTACCTCATGGACATGTTCGGAGCCCAGGTCCCAGTCGAATCCACATACCACATACGGGTGGTGTCGCTGTTGTTGCCGGCCAAAATGTCGGCAGCGATGCCGGAGGGCCAGGATGTTTTTGCGATTAGCGTTTTCGGGAATGTGAACGTCCCGATGGTGGTGTCGGGGATGGTTTGATCGCGGTGTAGGTAGATGCCGGTTGGAGCATCAGCACCGGCGGGACCAGTTGCACCCGTGGGGCCGGTTGCACCAGTTGCCCCGGTTGGACCGGTCAAACCTGTCGGACCTATCGGCCCCTGTGGGCCGGTGAATGATGATGCGGATGTGTTCACCCATTTTGCCAGCGTGGCCGAATAGGCGAGAAGTTGACCATCCGTGGGGGTGATCACGCCGACATCGCTGAGTCCGTCGATTCGATCAACTAAACGGACTGCTGACATCGTGCCCCCTGGTGATAAAAGCGAACACAGCCGCCCCCCGGCGGCCATGTCTTCTAACTGATAGTACGCCAACCCCCCATCACTCCACGCCAGCATCGATGTCGACCGAGTCCATGATCCGCTGTCGAATCGCCGCCAGCTTCGCGGGGGTGCGATGTCGATGATGTATTCCACGCTCGGCACAAATGGTCGACATACTCCGACCAGGGGCGACGTCAATCATCGCCCTGAATACCCTCGCCTGGTCCGCCGTCAGATACTTCTCAGGATTTGACCTAACATCTGCCGAGATGGCCTCGATGTTGCGATCTACACTGGTGTCGGTAGCGTGGAATGTTGATGTGTCGCCCGCCCGGAATTCAACCTCCCGATTCCTGGCTTCTGCCCTGGTTGCTGATCGAAGCTGGCTTGCGACAGCCCGGTTGATGACTGGATACAAATATGTGGCAACCTTCGTTTTGGCAGTTGCATCAAACCTGGGCAGTGCGTGTGTGGCCAGATGCACCCTTACCGCCTGGGCGACATCCTCGACCTGGTGCGGACACCTAATGTTTCGCCGCCTGATGGCCGCGTAGATCATGTCATCGACGGATATGATCGCATCATTGATGGCGGCCCGGACCTTCTTCTCTTCGCCCGGCAGGGTGAGAAACGGAAAACGACGATCAGACATTGGTTTGAGCCGGTCCCCCGGTGGTACCTGTATTGATGTGTGAGTGGTCATTTTTTCCCCTATGATGTGGTGTAATGGTGTGATGATTACCAGCTCAAATGAGTGGGTGGACCGGGTAGGCCCATGACCACCGATACCCGCCGGCGGTTTGCAGCTTACCATTGGCGGCGAGTCGGATACTACCACGATCGACACCGGTGATCGCCGCCGCCTCGTTGATGGAGGCGTATCGCATTGTGATCAGGCCCTCTGAATCGAGTTGATATACCGCCTTCCTGCCGGGGCGGTTGTACTCGCGATGGATCAGATGATCGATTTGAGCGGCCGGGGTTGGTGCCGGGGCCGCCGGTGCAAGAGGCGGGACAACGACCCCTGGTGTCGGCGGTGCCAGGTCCTCCAGATCGGTGGTGATGGTTTCGGTCACGGTGACGCGGGTGATCGTGGTGTGTTTCATGGATGATGATGTGACAACCCTAACTCACATTCATCATTAAATTTCTCATTTTATTTTGGGTGGCCCGCGACAACTCCCCCCTTGTCGCCTGGTGCCGGCGATGCTCCCATGCCCACATGGCGGCCAGGGCGACGATCATGGCGACCATCGGCCATTGGCTATTGATGCTTGAAACCGCGAAACCCATTCCGACGCCCTGGACAGCACCATCAACTCGGGCCGGCATGGTTGCTGGTCCGAGCACTTTTCCGATTTCTGGATCGACCCGAGCGGTGGCACGGAGCCCCGGTACACATCCAGGGATGTTGAGCGATATGGTCAGGACGATGAGAATGGTGGAGGCGATCCCCATGCATGATGGTACGGCGGCGATCAGTCAGGGCCGCCCGACATCTATATATATATGGTCAGCGAGAACACTCATTGGGAAATCTTTATGAGTGTCGATCAAAAATAATAGTGCGAATGCAATAACTTGCGGATCATTTGCCCGAACAATATGGGGGTCTGATATCTGAGGTTGCGAAAACGTGATTGAAAAAAAGTGCGTAATTTGAAAATGTTACCCAATAGCATCTAGTGAAAATCGAATAAATGAGCACCCGTGTGAGAGCGGGGGTCGAACCGAAACATCAATAGCACCCGCCCGGACATGCCTCTCACCATGTTCGGGCGGGTTTTTCATTCCCGATTGGAGCGTGCAACATGAAACGTGATGAACTACTGGAGCCCGGGATGTTCGCCAGCGTCCCCAAAACCGTCCTGGCGGATAGACGACTGTCGTTCGCCGCGAAATGCACCTACGCCGCAATGCTAGACAGGATTGGGCAGAGTGAAAATGTCCACTACCCGGCCGAACAGTACGCAATGGACATCGGCGGCTGTCGGGAAACGGTGGTTATTGCCCTTGAGCAGCTCCGAAAATATCGCTATATCACCACCGGTGAGTTCACGCGACACGGCACTGCGGTGTATGTGTTGATGCCGATTGAGCAGACCGGGGGGGTGATCTACACCAGCAAACGCGAACGATCCAGGCGGTCAGATGATGAAAAACCCGACACACAGTGTGGAAAAACCCGACACCATCCACTGGAAATCAGTTGTGGAAAAACCCGACACACAGTGATGAAAAACCCGACACACAGTGATGAAAAACCCGACACACAGTGTGGAAAAACCCGACACACAGTGATGAAAAACCCGACCGTAACTAACGATATTACTAACGATAGTACTAACGAGGGAACTAACGAAGGAACAATTTGCGGGCCTGCGGCCCCTCCTTCTCGCTCGTGCAATGATGAGATAGGAACACTAGAAAAGAGATCTCTGAGTATCACCCATCCAGATCTCATTCCACCCGCTCATCCCCAACAACCCGAAGGGCAGCATCCAGGTTCCATTCAACCCGCTCATCCCCAACAACCCGAAGGGCAGCATCCAGGTTCCATTCAACCCGCTCATCCCCAACAACCCGAAGGGAAGCAATTGCCGGTATTCACATCAACCATCACCACCCCCGCCTCACCAGCCGTGCGGGGGCAAACCCACAAGGCCGCCAAGGCCAGGAGGGCGGCCAAACCATCCCCATCCACCAATCCGCCGACAGTGGCCACCACATCGACCGGGGTGGCCATCCCATCTGGACCAGACGCTAGAATTATGGCCTGCCAGGATCTGGCTCATTTGGAACTCTATTTGAGATATGGTGCCATCGGGATGGTGGAGGTCGACAAATCCCGGCTCGCGGACCTGCCCGACAGTCCTGCACTCGGAAAATCGGTAACCGCCGATAGCACCCACAAACCCAGCCAGGTTTCCAAATACATTGTAACCATCACCAACCAGGCCCGGGTCGCCCGCGATCTGCCGATCATCCTACCCGACGATTGGGGCCGCGTGGTGAGGTCCGTTAAAACCCTGATCAATGAGATCGGCCCCACCGCGACGGCCGAAAGAGCTAGGAACATTTGTATATGGTGGGACCTAATCTCCTCCGAACTGCGATGGATGACACCACCACCCGAGCTTAACGAGCTGGTGTTGTCCAAAAAACCCATCATGGATGCCGCTAGGAGATACGAATCAATGCCGCCCGACACCATCAACGAGATGCTAGAGGTCGCCCAGGGTGATGGCGAAATTTCCGAGGAAGAACTCTATAACTATTGAGAACGCAAAAAGGGGAAAAATTATGTCCGACACACAAACTCAATTTCGTCCCGTCATTGACGACAATCTATTCCTACGGGAGGAGGCACAATTGTACGCTCCGGGGTCGGAGCGTGCCATCCTCGCACTCATCGTCAAATGCCCGCAGCTAATTGTTGAGGTGGAGCGGCTGATACCCGTGGAATGGTTCATGGGTGAACTCAACATCCGCATGTACAAAATTCTGCTGTTCGTATACGGGTACTGCACCACCAATGGATGGCCCCTCGCCTTTGACGCGGTGACCGTCCTGAATGTCGCCCGGCAGATGGGGCCGCAATACGAGGCATCATTTTGTCGCAATATGGACGGTCTCGATAAGTGGAATCAGCTCGTCGAATTCGCGAAATATGTTGCACTCGATGCCCTTCCCCAGCATCTGGCCACATTGCGTGAGGCAGCGGCCCAGGTATTGACATTTCGGCTGCTCCGCGACACCCGTAAGACCATCACCAGCGGCATTGACAATTTCATGGGGCCCCTAATGATGGGACTCGATAAAATTCGACAGGCCTGTGCCGGCGTGGCCGAACCGACGCTCCTGGACGGTGCCAAGGCATTTTTGGACGACGACAGCTACTCCCGGCGGATATCCATATCAACATTCCCACGGTTCAGTCAACTACTGGGAGGATTCCGCCCTGGGTCATTGACGATCATGGCCGGCCGTACAAAGGCCGGAAAATCTGTGTTCATTGCTAAATCGTCGCTCGGCCTGGCCCGGAGCGGGATCCCCGTGTTATACCTAGATAGCGAAATGGATTCGCTACAGGTCGGCGGCAGGAAAATCCAAATGATTTCGGGGCTGACCGAGCGGGAATTGCACGACCCCGCCAATGCCGCCAGACGCGATACGGCCCTCGCCCAGATGTCTGAAATCTCAAAGCTGGTTGACTACCGGGTGGTGGCCGGGATGACCACCGATCAGATTTGCATGGCCATAAACGACTTCCGGCAGAAAATTGGAAACGGTACACGCGGGATCGTGATTTTGGACTGGCTCCGCGTCATGGACGCGAATGACACCAGAACACCGGAGCACGTGGCGCTGGGACGGATCACAACCGCCCTGAAAACGGTGGCGGGTCAAACGGGGTTGGCCATTATCGCCGCCACGCAACAATCCCGGGCGGCAATCGGAGCGACCCACACACAGAAAAAAAACGATGCGGTCGGGTTCATCGCCGGCAGCGATCGAATCGCCCAATTGTCTTCAGCGCTGTGTCATATCAGAGCCGTTGATGAGGCGATGGCGGACGCAATACTGGAGAGGTTCGGATCGGTGAGGTTCACGACGATAATTTCCATTGATGCAAACCGTCATGGCGAGGGCCATTTGTCGGTACCCGCGATGTTCGACGGATCACGAATGCTGCTTGAGGAAATTGATGATCCGGAGGTGACCGAGTTTCTTGCCACCTATTCGGAAAAGAAGAAGAAACAAACTGTGAGGCTGAGGGCGATAGACGCTAACGGCATGTAGTTGACAAGGTGGGGCTGGCAGCCGCCGGGCTAGCCGTCAACGCCCAGCCCCGTTGAGCACCTGAGACGACACCCTGGTGGGGTGAGATTCCCGATCAGTCCTGGTGCGTCTGGTGCCATCTGGCGGGCAT